AGTTTCACTCGATTCCAAGTCGCCCCTTCACACCCGAGTACCTCTAGGTATAGATAGTCGCCTGTTGTTATAGGCCAGCCAGCCGGAGCGTGAGGGCAGTTGTTCAAGCCTCCGGTCACGAACGGGAAATATTCCAGCAGCCATCGCGGTTGCGCCGGTGGTCCTGGGAAACCCGGGTTACACGGGTCGGTGCAGAACGATTCGCCCGCGCCTGTATAGAGCGGGTTTGGAATCACATCCCCAGCGAACCACACAAGGTCATCGGTGCCGACCAGTCGCCACTCGGTCGGCCGTGGTCCACATGGCAGCCCGCAATCCTGGCAAGGCAGCGAACACGGGTCGCCATCGGCCGCCTCACACTGCGCGGCGTCGAGCGAGGTTATCGCTGCGCAGCGTTGTGCGCTCGCGTCTGCTGTTGGTTGCTCGGCGTCACCATCGCAGTAGATAGACCATGTGATGCCAGCAGCGGATTCCGGCGGCGTGGTAGTCCATGTCTCGCCGCCGTCTTCGCTGTATTCGACTTCGATTATCTGGCAGTCGGTGTCGCAGTCGTAAGGAGTCTCGCCGTAGGTTCCGTAGACGTATCCACTGCACCGGACAAGCACGCGAATCTCAAGGCCAAGTTCTTCGACAATCAAGCCGGTTCGGCAGTTGATGCCGACGGTGTTGAAATAATCGGAGTACCCAGGCACCACCCACTTGATCTGATTGCAGCACATCTTGTGGCAGTAGTGCTGGCAGCAGGCCGGATTGTTGCAGCAGCACCCCTGGCCGGTGCCGAACAGCATCCCAATCGGGTAGATCGCGGCGGCGTATAGTATGCCAGCCAGCAGCGGCAGGAGCGCTTGGTCGGTGGCGATCCAGAAGATGAAGTCCATCAGCACTCCGCGACGACGAGGTAGTACGTTCCGTTCGCTGCGCGCTGGATGCCGACCCATTTGTTCCCGGCAACGTCGGCCCACTTGTTGACGCATCCTTCAAGCGACGAGTTGCTTGCAGTCTCGTTCGGCGGCGTGCCTTCCTCCCACAGCGGGATCGTGGCGGTTGTCCCCTTCGTCCACGTTGCTGTCGTCTTGCCGATCCGCAGCCGCCCGCCGCCGCCGCCGGAAGGCCCGTCCTCAAACCTCGTCTGTATTTTGTGCGGTCCGCCGCCCTGCGGCATTCCGTCGACTTTCAGAACTGTCGCCTTGACTCTCTCGACGAAGTTCTGGCTCATCAGGTAGCGGCTCATCGCGTTAGCCTCAAGCCGAGAGTGCTCATGTCAAAAGCGTCGTAAGTCTGCGATCTTTGGACAAGAACCAGATCTTGCGGCTGAAGCTTGCTGCTGCGCGGCGTTCCGTCCCAGTTCAGCGGAATTGGCTGCGGCGTCGGCCGCTGCGCCGCCTTCGCCTCGCCGCGACCGGCGATGAGCACGTTCGCGCGTATTTTCTCGCCCTGCAGCCCAGGAGCGAGCGCTGGATTCGGCCAGTTTTTAATAGAGCCCACATCGTCGTTTGTAAGCTCCAGGGCCAGGGCGCCTTTTTCGACGTCGTTTCTGTTGAGTCCGTTGTTGATGCAGTTGAATCCCGACACCGGGATTATGATGTCCCAGCCAATGTATTCGTTGAGCAGGTTGTTGAAGTTTGGCTTGTAGACAAACTCAAAAGTTGCGATCCAGCCCCGCCAGTTCCTCTTGCCAACGACTTCTGTGTGCGGCTTCGACGACACCCCCTTGAAAAGCGTGCTCCTGGGAAACATAGAAAGCGACCCGAGTCGCATTATGTTGGAGTTCACTTTGCCGACGGCACTCGAAAAAACGGTCTGATCACCGGAGACGTACTGCTCGACTGTAATCGTCACGATCGGTTGCAGTACGGTGACTCCGTCGTACAGATCCCCGGCTGGATTCAGACACAGCATTGGCCGGCCCGCATTTGGTCCATTCTGCGGGATCCACCACCAACTCGGCACCTCAATGGTCGTTGTCGACGTTGACCAGTTTGCGGGCCTGGCGTCAGGCGGCGTGGATCGCGGGTCTTCGTTGTTGTCATCCATGCCGCCTTGCTCAAGAGAGAGCGCCGACACGGAGTAAGAGGCAGTGACGAGAACGCAGGTTCGGCTGTCGCCATCCTGCTTGACGTCGATGGAGTCGCAGCACGCCAGGACTTGGTCTGGATGCGAATCTCCGATCTGGATGCCAATAACGTCGCGAACGTCGGTCGAGTAGAAGTCGGCCGGCTGTTCGTAAATAATCCTGAACGACCTGGCGTATCGCAGACCCATGCCGCCGTTGCCGCCGTTGCCGCCCTGCGCGTCCAGCGACAGTGTCGCGGAGCGGCCGTCGGTGATCTCCGCCCACATCTTCACGCCCATGTCACAAGTTTACAACTACTCCTGTAGAGTCACGGACTGCCTTCTCGATGGCCTCAAGAAGATTGGACTGCTTACGCATTTCGGCGAGGTTTACGTCCTTGCCCGAGTTGTCGCCACGCATGAGTCTGTTAAGCTCCCGCGCGCCTTCGCCGGTCTGGATGTCGGACGCATTCAGCGCTGCCCGCGACGGCCCCTGAAGTCGCGCGGTTATCGCCTCTTGCGCAAACTGGGCGTACATCGGCGCCTGCTCGCGGGCCATATTGATCGCTGCCGTCCTGGCGAGATCGTTTGCGTCGCGACGTTTGCCTTCGTCGCGCATCTGCTGCACGGCGTTTCCGAGGTCTCCAGCCTGGCGGCGAATATCTTCCATCCGCCGCTGCTCTGGACTGCGACCAAGCTCGCGGCCCCTCTCGGCAGACGCCGCCCGCGCGGCCTTTGCGTCAGACTCGTCCGCGCGCCGCTGGGCGGCCTGCGCTCCCGGTCGCTGCCGGAACTCGGCCTCTTGCTCGGCTCGTAGCTGGTCTGCCCTGGCCCTTGCGGCCTCTCGCTCGGCGGCGGTGTTGTTTTTGTCTGCGGCGATCTGCTCCTGTCTGGCAATTTCGTCGGCACGAGCCTTGGCGGCGGGGTTCTGGCCGGCCGCAAGCTCCTGCTCGAACTTGACCCGCTCGTCGGCGATGGCGGCACGCGCCTCGCGCTGCTCCTTCTCCGCTCGCTCTGCTTCGCGCTCTCGCCTGGCCTGCTCACCCCTGGCCCTTCTCGCTTCTGGCGAATTGCCGCCAAACACAGCCTCGGCCTCGTTGGCTCGCCTTCTCGCGCTGTCGGCAGCGCTGCGGCCTTCCTGCGCAACCGTGTTCTGCAGGGAAAGCGCCGCCTTGTTCATCGCCTCCTGAAAGGCCCCAACCGCTATGGCAGTTGCGTAAAGCTTCTTGGCCAACTCGTTCTGCGCGTCCAGCTGCCCCTGGAACGCGCCTGCGGCATCGCGGTCGCCGGACTTGAGCGCCTCGTCCCGCTGGGCCTCAAGCGCCTGCCTACGAACCTCCATGTCGACAAGCGCGCCCTGGACGTCAGACGCAAAAACACCCTGCATTTCATCGCGGGCGCGTCCGGCCAGGCCGCTAACGGAGTTCGCTTCTCCTTTTCGCGACGCGACTGTCTCGTTAATGAGGTCTTTTGTTATCTCGGAAATCTTTTTGCCGAGGAACTCAAGCTCACGCTTGAGTTCTTCCGGAATGTCGACTCCAACCTGCGCTGCCTCGTCTACCTTCCGGCGAGCCTCCTTCATGCGCTCGGCAAACTCGGTTGCATCACTTAGCGCTCGCTGCCCAAACCGAAGGTCGCGAGCCATGTCGACGTTTCGCTGCTGCATCCCCTCGGTGAACGAAAGCCCGAGCGACTCCTTTTCGTTGCGCCTCCTGATCTCCTCGGCTCGGCGCTGGGTCGCCGTATCCCTGGCGTCCACATCTTCCATCGCTTGCTGCACGCCAGGGCGGTTTTTGAACAGCCTGTCGAGTTCAAGCTGCGCCCGCTCTGCGTCGAGCCGGCCGGCCTCCTGCTGCGCCGCCGACAGCTCTTTGTTCTCGGAGGCGGCCTTGCCGGCCCTGACGCGATCTGCCAGGGCGGCGGCCTCCGGGTTTTTGCCGGTGAGGATTTCTTCTTCGAACTTAAGCCGCTCTTGGTTGATCCTCGCCCGCAGCTCGATGTCAGCCGCCCGCTGCGAGTCGCGATCCGCCTTCGCGCGGTCGGCGTCAGCTCTGCTCCCAGGCCCAGACAGCGGGTCGCCGGCGAACCTGTTGGCGCGGCGCCGCAGTTCGTCCGCTCTCGCCTCCGCTTCCCGCGCAAGCGTCTGCGACAGGGCTGCAGCGGCTTCCTCGGCCGCCTTCGTGAAGGCGACAACGGCCGCCGTTGCGCTTTCCATGCGGTCGACAAAGGCACGAATGACGGTAATTTGTGCGTCGGCTGCCGCAACGGCTGCCGTATTGCCGGACTCAATGCCGCGCTGCCTGTCTCTCTCGAACTGTGCCAGATCAACTTGCATCCCGGCGACCCGAGTCGCCACGACCGACGGCCCGATGGAAGACAACTGGCTGGCGGCGCCTTCCAACCTCGTCGAAGTCGGGACGATCGCGCCGAGCGCAACGCCCCTGGCCAGCTTGTCGGCCTCCGCATACAGCCGCCGCAGCGCATCGGCAGCCTCGGCAGCCTGCTTTTCGAATCCGCTAGTGTCCGTCCGCTCGCGGATGCCCTTCTCTACGTTTTCAATAGCGTTGCCGAGGGCCTTCTGCTCGACAGAAAGACCCTGCTCGATCGACGCCGTCATGTCGCTGTCGAGCCGAAGGTTGCCAAGCTCGTTGAACACTCGCTCTGTCTGCTTCTGCGCGACGAGGCCAGTTTCAGACAGACGCAGCAGGGTTTCGTTGCGTTTTGTAGCCGCGTCCTCCTCAAGCCTTGCTCGCTCTTCTTCTAGCTGCGCGATTAGCTCTCGGCGCCGGCGGATTTCGGTCGTCGTGGACGACTCTGTGGACATTTCCGGTAGGTAGTCTGCCCGCATCCTTTCGAAGACGTCCTGAACGGCGTTAATGTCGTTCAGCCGTGTTATTTGCTTTTCAATCGCTGCGATTGCGTCTTCTGTGGTTGTCGGCGTCTCCGCCCTATCTTTGAATGCGGCGCGCCTTCTCGACTCCACCCTGTCGTATTCGGCTGTGGCGAATGGCTCGACGGTAAATGACAAAAACTCGCGAGCCGAAAGCGACCGGAGACCGGCCCTTTCGCTGTCGAGTCCAGCTTCAAGCATTTTGCGAACGGAATCGTTTGTGGCTGGCCCGAGCGTCGACTCGCGCTTGAGTGTGTTGCGCTCGACAATTCTCGCCCGATCGAGCTGCTGCCGAATCGCAGCGCGAGACGACACGTCAGACTCTTTGGAGAGCCTTTCTTCGAGCGACTTTACCCTCGCCGAAGCCTGGGCTGCAGACGCCGACGAGGACAAAACGCGATTTCTGGACTCCTCTCTGAGCGCTTTGCGTCGCTCCTCGATGGTTGATGCAATGGCTCCGCGAGACGACAGGGACCCGCCATTGCCAGCCTCCGACACGGCCTTGGCGAGATCCTGGAAGGCTTTCGTATTCTGCTCCGCGAGCGACCGAGATTTCGACAGCGTGTCATTAAGCGACTTCAGCTTGTTTTCGGCATCGTCCATATTGAACGCGGCCTTGCCGATTGCGATCGCTACCTGCGTTCCGAGTACGGCCGCAAGCCCGATAAACAGGCCCTTCGTGGCCGTCAGTCCTGGTATCAGGCCAGACTGCCCGAGCAGCAGGCCGAGCTGCGTAATGTTGTTTCCAACGGCGCGAAGCTTGTATTCAAGGCCGCCGGTCGAAGACACCAGGTCGTCGATAGCAAACAAACCCTGCTGAAAAGCCAGCTGCGCCGACGCCAGCCCGCCGATGCCAAATGAGCCGGTGTTCTTGCGGTTGCGGGTCGCAGCGGCCATGACCTGGTCTTCGCTGTTCAGGCCGCCGCTTTCGGCGGCCACCTGCTTGAGAAGCGACTGCGTTTGCTTGTCGATCTCTTGCGTATTCCTGCGCAGTGCAGCGGCCTTCTTTTCGACAGAAAGCGTCGACTTCTCTTCAATCAACTGCCGGATCTGGGTTAGCCGCAGGATCTCGGCCTCGGTGTTTTTGACTGCCGTCGCAATGGCGATCCGGCCCTTGATGTTGCCGGGCGCGTACTGGCCGGCGAACTGCCTGGCGGTCATTACGTCGGACGCGGCCGCAGTCAGGGCCGGGTCGAGTTTGTCCCCAGCTCCGCCGGACGCGGAGAGGAACATATCGTACTGCTTGCGAGCCGCCGTCAGCGCGGCGGTCTTCTTTTCGAGCCTGTCGAGCACGGGCAGCAGGCCAGAGAGCTGCGCCTTGTACCTATTCAGCGCCGCGGCCGCCTGGTCCGCCTGCTGCGAGCCGAGTGCCTTGCGGAGCGCGGAGTCCATCTTCTGCGCGTTGTTCGCAATGTCTTGCACTTGGCGGGATATTTGATCGCTGCCAAGCGTCGAGGCTTTTTCCTTTAAAGACGCAACGCGAGAGAGAGTCGATCTGGTGAACTCCTCCCTTGCGAGAAGAGCGTCCTGCCTGGTGCCTGAAAGGTCAGTCAGGCGACGCTTCCTGTCGTCCGATGCGTCGCTGCTTGCTATGGCGTTGCGCTCAAGAGTTCCGGCACGCCTGATGGCGTCTCTGTCTTGCTGTGGCTTGGTGGTGAAGACTTTCGCCGCCTCGGCGTCCAGGCGAGCGGAAATGCCGGCAACTTTGCCAGCCGCGGCGAGGGCTTCGACCGAGGACTTGGCTCGATCGGCCGAAATGGCACCCCTATTGAGCTGCTCAACAACAGATCCAACGGACGCAATCAGCGGGTTGAACGACGTGCTGTTGATTTCGCGGAGCGAAGCAGAAAGCGAGCCAAACCGCTCAATCAGCGACTTCACCTCGGAGTTGGCCTGCGGGCTGACGATCTGGCGAATCTGCGCGGAATTGAGTTCGCGTTGGAAGCCAGAATTGATGACTTCCTGCTGCCTGGTCAGCGCATCGAGCCTCCCCTGCTCCGTGGCTCGCTCGATGGCGCGAGATGGATTCAGCCCGCGGTTGGCGATGCGAAGCTGGACCGCGGCGACGCGGGCGGCCTGCTGCTCAATCAGGTCGGCGTTTCTCTCGGCCTGGATGGCCAGATCGCCGAAGACGCCGCCGTTGCGCGCCTGCGCCGGCACGTTCGTGGCGTCTTGCCGCAGCGCCAGCGTGCGCTGTAGCGCTTCCCTCGCCCGCGGCTGCGCGAATGACGCGCCTACGTTGGACGCATTGAGCGAAGACGACAGCTTCCCGAGGTCGGCCGTGACCGCAGTGGCGTCTCGAAGCCTGATGAGGGATTGCCGCAGAGAGTTGATCCGGCTCGCCTGGGCGTCAAATGTCGTTGAACCGGCCTCGATTGCCTGATACAACCCGCGAAAGCCGGCTTGGATCCGGCCAAGCTCCGGGTAGAGTTCAGTCTGAATCGAAGAAGCCAGCCCCTCGATCTGGTTTTTGATGGCCGTGAGCGGCTTGCCGAGGTCCTCGTAAAGCCTGAACTGATCCCTAAGCCTCCCTGGGTCTGGCAGCCCAGCGCCGACGCCAGCGGCCTGCAGTCGCTCGATCTGCTGCAGTTGCCGCTGAAACAACTGAACCTTGGTGAGCGTCTGGTCGAGCGCCCTCGTGTTGAGGTTCAGCTCCAGGCCGCGGGCCTGCTGGGCAAAGGCCCGCAGCCCTCTGCCTGCCGTTTCGATCTCGCGAGTGAAGTCGCGAGTATTTGCAGTCAGGACTGCGGAGATGCGGCCTAAATACGCCATCGTCTCATCCTTGAGGCGGCCCGTTGAGCTTCATCAACTCCGACACGATCTGGTCTTGCGTCTGCTCCGGCTTCACGGTCGCTGGAGTGAACGTAATCTCGTCTGGGATGCTGTTGGGCTTGTAGTTGCCGCTCGACGCCATAATGACTCGGCACAGCCTGGCGGTTTGCTGCCAGTGATCAGGCAGCGGCCACCGCTGGTCGTATGCGTACCATTCCGACAGCTCTTCGCTGTCGATGTCGCGAAGCAACTCCTTGACCGTTTTCCCGAGCGCCAGCGCCAGCTTCAGGTAGAAGCGGCGCTCTGGTCGCTCGGCGAATCTTTTCCCAGCGAATCAACGTCTTCGTTTCGGAACGCATTGTGCGCCCACGCCTTCTCGAACAGGCGATTGATGACGATGCTGCTCTTCTTCCCAAGCGCGTCGGTGTCGGCGTCCGAAAACAGCCGCTCGCCGGCATCGTCGGAAAGCGTCAGCAAGAGAAAGCGAATGCGGAATGCCTTCATCTTCTGCTCGGCATACGAGTCCTCGAACGCATCTCGCTCGGTGCCGGACAGCGTCTTGATGTAGACCTCGCCGCACCACTCGGGGACCTGAATGGGGCCAGACAGCTTTACGTCGTTCGCAGCCAGAATCTTTGCTTTGCTAAGAGCCATCATCAGGTTCCTGTGTAGTCGGTTACCGAAAACTTGAGATTCCCGCGCACCAACTCGCCAACGCGGGCCTCGTAGGAGGCGGATTCGAGGATCGCTCGCTTGGTGACGGTCAGCCTCGGGGACGCGAACGTGAGGTCGCCGACGCCTCGAACCATTGATACCGGGTCCCCGCTGACCATGATGAAGTCGACGGAAATGCCGCCGCCCTTCCAGTCGCCAGTCGGGACAAGTGTGCGAGTGCCGTTTGGCTCCATTGTGGTCGTCATGTCAACGACCTCTGCCGTTGGGGCTTCGACGCTAATGCCAACAATGGCTCCCTGGAAGCTTCCCAGGGAGCCATTGAAGGTGAATGTGGCGCCTTGCGCGGTGAAGCCGGCCATCGCTTACGCGACCCGGAACGTCGCGCTCCCCTTGATGAGATCGCCGACAGAGCCGCCGATGCTCGTGGTTGCGACGGTCGCGTTGCCGCTAAAGGACATTGGCCCGGAGATGCTAAGCGCACCTGAACTGCCGGCGGAAAGCACGGTCGCCGAGATGTAGTCGACGTTGACTTCGCGATTGGTCGCAAAGCCCCCAACGTATTCTCGTCGGCCGCCTGGCGCAATGCCGAGGTGGCTGCCGTCCACGAGATCTTGCGAGTCGCTAACCTGAACACTCGTCACCGTAAGCGCGGTACCGCCGAACGTAAACGTAAGTCCCTGTGCCGAAATGCCAGCCATGCTTGCGCCTCCTTGCGCCTTCTAAAATGTTACCCGGGAGCCTCGGACCACCGAATTGAAAACAACTGCCGGACTTCGTAGGCCGGAGGCAGCTGCGCCCCGACGGCCGTCGGATCGAGGAAGTCGTCCGTTTCGGAGACAAGCCTCATATCGTGTATTGTAACCCCGGCCATCGTGCCGATGTTGCCATCCAGGGCCAGGCGGACCTCGTCGCCAAGCTCCCGCGCGCCGTCGTGTGTCAGCGCCCATGACGCGATCTGCAGGCTCACAACCGGCATGAACATTGGCCCGGCCGTAAGCGTGCTTTCCCTTACGATATTGGCTCGCTTGTAGATGATAAACGGCAGTGTCGCCGCCTTCGGGACGGCAATCGGGTAGATCTGAAATCCGGCGAGCCTGGCCACGCCAGGCGATGACGCCAGCTTCATAAAGACGTGCTTCTCTGGCGTCAGGATCACGTTGCGAGCCTCCTGGCGATCGCGTTGTTGATCGCTTCAATGATTCCGTCTCGTATGATCGACTGGGACTGCGACGCGCGGGCGCGGATGGCGTTCTCCATGAGGTGGTACGCCGGCATCGCCCCGTATGTTTCGCCAGCTTTGAGCGTGAACACGCGAGGCTTGTCGTTTTTCGCCGGCAAGAAGTCGTGCGTGTACCCTCGTCCGGCCCTCGCCTGCCTCGTCGGCTCGCGCCACGAGGACATTAGGAAGTAGTAGCCAGCGCCGCGGCTGTGGAACTTTTCGCTGTCCTCAAGGCGTGAGTGGAGCGTCATCCGCTTATTGATCGACGTATGAACATTGACATACGTCTTTCTTTTCCCGCGAGTCGACGGCGATCGCCTTCCGTTACTTCCGAACTCCATGAGCCAAGCGTGGTTGCCACTAGCCTGCGCGCCGCTGGCGCCCATCGAGCCCGTCTGCTGCGGCCCAGTCACAGCAATCGCGTTGCCGCTTGCGTACTGCTTTGTCTTGATTCGCGTGCTGCGAGCAAGGTTGCCCGTTGCGTCGTGCGATTTGGCGGAGTTGCGGTATTCATCTCGGATCGGCACGGCTGCGCGGTGAAGCACGTCAGTCAGGATATCGCGGGCTGCAAAAATGCCTGCGAGCGTTTCGAGCGAGTCGAGAACAGGGCCAATTCCCACGACTCCGACTCGCACAAACGCATTTACTCTTGCCAGGCTCATTACTGCACCTCCCTGGCGAGAATCTCAAGGACTGTGCGTCCCTCTTTCTCCACCACGCTGGCGATTTCCATGGTTCGGCCTCGCCACTCAATGCGGTGCTCATGCGTTACGTCGCTGCGATAGCGGATTCTGATCCGATGGCTTGCGACGACATTCGCCTGCATGGCCTGCAAAATATCCCTGCTTGAGAGACCGTCCACGCTGGCCCAGACTGCGGCGACAGTATTGCCCCATCCGAGAGTGACCTCCCCGGACGGACTCTGGGCCTCCTGCGGGGACATTATTTTCACGCGCTCGCGCATGCGGCCGATGAGCATTTGTCACCCTTCCGTGATATCCACTCGCAGGCGAGTGCCCGGGGTGCCGATAGCGCTGTACGACACGCCATCGGACATTCGAAACAGCGCGGGCTCTCCGGCCCGAAGTGTCGTGAACGGAACAAACGACCCGCCAGCCTGAATGCCAATCTGCGCGGTGGACGCTGTGGATCCAGACAGATTCCGAAGGAACGCCATCCCGACCGTCGACAGCGAAGCTGTTGAGATGCTTGCGGCGGCAGTCCCGAGTGCATACGTCATCGACTGCATTCCGTCGCTGCCCATCGTTGCGGTAGCGCCGTTGACGTTTGTGAGACTGGACAAATACCCTTTCTCAACCCTCATTGACACGCTGCACGAAATGTCTGCCATGTCGAAAAAACTCCTTACGAAACAGTTCCATTCCCGATGAGGACAATTTCATAGGTCGCACCAGCGACCGTCACGTTCGTCGCCGCCAGCCCGCCCGCCGACGGGGTAGCGTGGACGGCCGCTGCGCCGGCCGGCAGCGTGTAGCCGCTGCCAAACGGGCCGCCGGACACCGTCAGGGCAGTCGTCGCGTGGGTATTGCGGATGTAGGCCACCTTGACTGCCGTCAGAGAGACAGAGACTGACGCGCCGTCGCGGGTGTCCGGCAGGCTCGACAGGGTCAGCGTCTCGCTGGGGCCGGAGACCGTCCGCGAGTCGCTCC